TGAAAAGCAATGAGGAGACAATGGCTGGGCTCTCGAAGAGAGACCAGGCATGGTGTTTTCTTAAGACCATGGAAGGTCGTAAGTTCCCTGAGGGAACTCATGTCCTATGTTCGGACCTCACAGAGGCTACCGACCATATTCCTTTCGAAGTTACTCGTGCCCTTCTTGAAGGGTTCGCGAATGGCGTCGGAGGGGTACCAGGTCTTGAAGAAGCTTTAGATGTGGCCTTAAACCCACAAGTCTTTGAATTCGAAGATGGGTCCTCTACTGTCATGCAGAAGGGGATCGCCATGGGTGGACCGTTGGCTAAGCCAACGCTCCATCTCCACCAGTTGGCGAATGAGTTAATTGCTTTGCAAGACTCAATCGCAGCTGGGGACATCTCAGGAAGACAAGACGTGTGCTTTTCTGTCGGGGGCGACGATATAATCGGCGTCGGACCTGACTCTTACCTCAATCGCATTACTGCGAACTTAATAAAGTCCAATGTACAGATCTCATTAGAAAAACACGGTAATTACCCACTTGTGGCTAAGTACTGTGAAAGACTACTTGAGGTCCGCTTTTTGGTTGAAGGTAACCCCAGAGACTATGTCTTTAAGGGGAGATACTCCGAGTCAGGCTGGATAGAGAGCGTAAAAGTACGCCTACTATCCCCCGCTTCAAAGGCTGTCGAAATAAGAAACGACAGCAATACAGCGATCGGGAAAGCCCTATCATTAGGGCCGACCCTTCGGTACTTTGCACCAGATGCTTACAATTCCAAGCATAGGAGCATGATACGAGACAGATTCATCCAAAGGATGGGTCATTTATTACCTTGTAGTAGGACTAAGTCCTTTTACTACTTGTTAATGCCCCAAGTAATTGGGGGTCTCGGATTATGGCTCCCAGGTGACCTGCAACAGTGTATGGTCCGTCTACCAAATATGATCAAAGATCTTATTTGGGAGATAGTCCACCACTGTTACGACAAGAAAGTTCTTCGTGACTTCTCGAGGTTCTGTTCGAACAGAAGTTTCAGAGGCTATGCCTCTGATTCTAATGACGAAGAGAAACTATGGGACCACTTACAGAATCTACCCAACAATTTGAAATTATTGGGTAGAGGTGGTAACATCCCAGCTTTAAGCTGGTACGAGTTGTCGTCGATCCTAAACCCTAATAAGAGTTTAGTAGACTACCAAGTAGTCACGATCGCGAAGAGTCTTGGATGGTTACACGAGCAAGAGATGGTCGATTATATCGCCCGTCCTATATTATTTAATAATATTCTTGCTGGTAAAACCAAAGCTGCCCATTTTAATACTGAGCGTCTAGACAGACGCCTTTCTAAATTATGGGACGAGTACCATTCGTCGGTCCATTATGGACTAACGTTTGATGAACTCGTTATGTTTTTATCTTCTAAAGTAGATCCTGAGGTTCTATTTTATCAGTCCAAAGACGTTCAGACTTTTATCCTCCCTAACGGGTCTTGGGTCAAGAGCACGTTGATTTCAAATCTAACGCGTTCTCTTCCAGGTCTGAAACTTAGATCTTC